AATGCTATTGTAGTTTTAAAATCTCTCAAAAATAGAAATAAGATTAATAAAAAAATTATATTAAACTAAAAATTTTAATATAATTAAAAATGAATAAAGAGTCGATTCCTTGGGTAGAAAAATATAGACCGGATGTATTTGAGGATATAATTTTAGATGATAATAATAGAGAATTATTTAAAAATATATTGGATAGAAATTATTTTCCAAATTTATTATTACATGGCCCACCAGGGATAGGTAAAACTACAACAATTATTAATTTAATAAATAAATTTAAAAAAAAAAATAATGAAGAAAGTAAAACATTGGTAATACATTTAAATGCATCAGATGAGAGAGGTATAGATATTATTAGAAATAATATATACAATTTTGTATTAACAGATAATTTATTCTCAAAAGGCACAAAATTTGTCATATTGGACGAGGTAGATTATATGACAAGAATAGCACAACAAGCATTAAAATGTTTAATACAGGAATATAATAAAGATATTAGATATTGTTTAATTTGTAATTATATAAGTAAAATTGATTATTCTCTCCAATATGAGTTTGTAAAAGTGCGATTTAATAAATTAAATGAAGATGATATATTTAATTATTTAAATAAAATAAATAAAAAAGAAAATATAAATATGAATAAAAATACAATAAAAACTATAATAAAAAGTTATGATTCAGATATAAGAAGTATGATAAATTATATGCAATCAAATATGCATAATAAAATAAATATTTTAGATGATAATGTATATAAAAATCTTTTAACTATAAACAATAATGAAAATATAAATAATTTTAATAAGAGTTTAAGTAGTTTAGAAAATAAGTATAAAATAAATAAGAGTTTAATACTAAAAAATTATATAATATATTTGTTAAATAATAAATTAGATTTGCTAAACAGTGTAATGATAGAAGAATTAGAATATATAATACATAATTTAGAAAATGAAGATTTGTGTATTAATTATATATATTTTTGTATAAGAAATAATTAATTAAAATAGTCTAAAGAGTTAATAGAGTTAATAGAGTTAATAGAGTTAATAGAGTTAATAGAGTTAATAGAGTTAAGAGAGTCTAGAGAGTCAAGAGAGTCTAGAGACTCAAGAGAGTTGATAGAGTTAAAAGAATTTATTCTTTTGATAAGTCTAAACTGCCATTCATTGGGAGGAGAATTTTTAGTAGGATTAAAACTATGAATATTTAACCTACATTCTTTAATGGAGACAAAGTTACTTTTAAATTTATTTTCAACATTTTTTTCAATACTTTTCTCAATATTTTTCTCAATATTTTTCTCAAAAGTATTATTAGATGTTTTTGTAATATTTATTTGATTATTATTATCATAATCATAATTAGTTAACTCTTGAGTTAATAAAGAAATCATTTTATATAATAAAAAAGAAAAATTTTTAGAAAAATAATATATTAAAATTAATTAAAAAAATAATTGATAATATTATTTAAAAAAAGATATAAAGAAAAATGTCTATAGATGAAGAATGGAGTAATTTCTTAGATAATAATGAAGATATAAATATTACAAAACTAGAAAATACAATTAATAATAAAGATAGTAGTTTCATTCCTAAATGTTCTGACATATATATTTCCACAAAAACAAAAATAATATATCTAAATATAGATTCATTAGATATATATAATATATTTTGGAAAGTTAACATAGAAGATTATGATAAACAAATACAAGGAATAATAAAAAAACAAATAAAAATATCTTGTAACACGAAAGAAGAATTAGAAAAATTAGAACATTTAATAAAAGGTGAAATGTATTATGTATCAAAGATAATAAATCATGTGGATAATCCAAATGGTAGAATAAAATTCAAACATGTTAGAAAAATAAGTGTAGGATTATGTAAAAAAGATTTACTTTATACAAGAACAAAAGAAAAAAGTGCATTTTACAATTGTTTTGTAGTAACATTAAGAGTTCTTTATAAAGGAATATTTAAAGAGATTCATGTAAAAATATTTAACACTGGAAAATTAGAGATTCCAGGTATTCAAAATGATGAAATATTAAAAATTGTATTAAGTAATATAGTTTCAATTTTAGAGAAAATTTTGAATATAAAATTAGAAATATTACATAATAAAACAGAAAATGTATTAATAAATTCTAATTTTAATTGTGGATTTTACATAGATAGAGAGATATTATTTAATTTATTAAGATATAAATATCATATAAATGCTTCCTATGACCCATGTTCTTATCCAGGAATTCAGTGTGTATATTATTATGATTATTTGAACAAAGAAAGTATAAGTAATACATTTAATTTTGATAATAAAATAAAAAATGATACAAATATACAAAAAATTTCATATATGATATTTAGAACAGGTAGTATTTTAATTGTTGGCAAGTGTGGTGAAGATGTATTAAAGATTGTATATGAATATGTAAAAAATATATTAATTAGTGAATATAGGGAAATAATGACTAATATAATAGATACCAATGTAGAAAAAGTTGAAAAACAAAAAAGTAAATCAAGAAAGAAAATTATATATATTAAGTAATTTTAAATAATGAATTAAGTAATAGTTGTATATTTTCATATTTTTCTAATGTTTCTAATGAATCTCTAGTAATAGAAGAATAAATATCTATCTTTTTTTGAAATATTTTTTTAGATATGTATCTTTCTATAAAAATAATTATATTTTTATGAAATTCATCTAAATTAGAATTATTTAAGATATTATAATTTAGGTTAATGCAATTAATAAATACAGAAATATTTTCTAAATATGTAATTATATAAGGGTTAAGCTCCTCTTGTTTAGAATTTAAATCAGTAACAATAAAAATTTTTTTAATAATTTTTGATAAATTTAAAGTAATTAAATTAATTTCTTGTTCTAAAATATTTTCTTCATTTACTTGATTATTATATAAATTATAAATTTTATTACTAATTATACTAGATGAATTATTAATTATAGAAATCATAATATTAATAATATTGAGTTTAAATTTATTATTATCAGAAATAGTTGTTTGTATAGTATTATCAAATGTTAGAATAGTTTTTTTATAACTAAAGATAATAGCATCTTTTAATGTTAATTCAAATGAATTAGATTCAAATGAATTACTAATATTAATTTGATTAACAAATTCAACAAAATAAACATAACCTTTTTCACAAAGATTATATATATCACTGAGAGAATCTAAATAAATTAATGATATATTGAATATATTATTGATTAATAATAATCCTTTAACGTATAAATTTTTAAGAAAATTTATATCTTTATAAATGGAGATGTTTTTAAAAAAAAACTTATTATAATTATTAACAATATGTAAATATTTTGTTAAAATTTCAACAATTTTTTCACTTATAATCATTATAATATTATAAAAAATATAATATTATATAGTTTTTAAAAAAAATAATTAATTAATAATATACTAAATCACAAGCTTTATTATTATTAGTTACTCCATCCCAAGTAATATTACATTTTTTTGACCATTTATATTTTTCACATAAAATATCTTCATTTTGTAAACCACTTCCTAAAAATAAATTTACTGGGTAATTATTGCAATCTCCACCAGGAACATCACCCGTTCCCGTATTAATTGTAGATGTATTTATACATTCAACTTCATTATTTGCATTATAAGAAACATCCCAATAATCAGGACAATCAGATACAACAGGAGGATATGAATCTTCAAATAATGATTTAGCTAAAAATATACCTAAAATAATAAGTGAAATTATAAGAACAATTACAGATATAGTTATTACTGTTTTTTGAAATGCATTCATATTATATATTATAAAATATAATAATAAAATATTATTATATATTAAATTATAAAATGAACAATAATGCAAATGGAAGAGTTGATATTATGGGTCCCAATGTTTCTACTAAATTTTCTATGATGGACAAAATACCTTTAACTACAAAAACAGATTATACTAATGTATTAACTGGAACATTTGAAAGAACTCGTTTATCTGACGCATATTTCTCTCAAGATAATATACAAATTATTCAAAATGCATTAAGAAAAGGAGTTTATGATAAATCAAATCAAAAAATATTAATTGATCAACAACCACAAGATCAAATTGTTACAGTAATGAGAAGTATATTTTATCAACATTCAAAAAATTTGGATTATAATATTCCACAACAAATTCAAGAATTGAATAATTATGTAATTAATTTTTGTATAAATACTGTATTTAATGAAGCAGTCGCTTATTTAAAGTATAAAGAAGATTCAAGTAAAATGCATATACCTATGACTGCACCAATATATTCATCTAAAACAAATAAAACTTTAGAACAAAAACCATTTTTTTAGAAATGATAGTATTATCACCTCTACATAATTATAATCAAATATATTAAATATTTAATTATAATTATATTTATTACAATATGAATAATAATAATAATAATAATAATAATAATAATAATAATAATAATTTAGAAGATTATAGTGTAAAAAAAATTATATTATTAACAACTAATTATACTTTATTTTGTGCCAATAATTTATTAGAATATTTTAATAATTTAAATATAGAAACTTTGTTAATAGTTAATAATAAATTAGAAACATATATACTAAATTATTTAAATGAAAATAATAATTATTTATTTTTACTAGGTATAAATCATATAAAAAATATAGATGATTTAAATTTATCTATTAAATTTACAAAAAAAATTATAATATATCAAATTGAACAATTAAATCAAAATAATTTTGTTTATAATCAATTATCAAGTAATGTAATAAATATTATGAAAAAATGTTATGCATTATTTGATTATAGTAAAGTAAATATAAACTATTATCCAAAAGAGTTAATAGAAAATGTAAAATTATTAACTCCATTAATAAAATGTCATCATTTAATTAGTGAAAATAATGAAAATAGTGAAAATAGTGAAAATAGTGAAAATAGTGAAAATAGTGAAAATAGTGAAAATATTGAATTATTTTCAAAACTATTTGTTGCTAATATAATAAATAATGTAATTGAAAATTATGAAAAAAATATTACTATTTTATTTATAGGAACTTTAAATGAAAGAAGAAAAAAAATATTAGATGCTTTAAAATTATATAATTTGTCTAATAATCTTAATTATAAAATTCTAACAGTATCCAAAGTTTTTAACGATGAGTTAATAGAATTGATGAAAAAATCAAAAATAATTATTAATTTACATTATTTTAATAATGCAATACTAGAATTATTTAGAATTCATGATGTATTAAGTTATAATTGTAAAATATTAAGTGAAACACCAAATAATAATGAAGAAGATAAATTAATAGAAAAATATAGTAAAGTTATTAGCTTTTTCCCAGTAATCAATGATGATTTAGATAATATTAATAAAATGTATCAAAGTATAAATGAAAATTTAAAAAATAAAATTAATTATTTTGAGAGAAATAATTTTATTGATAAAATAAATAAAAAAAATAAAAAAAGTTTAGAATTATATTTTGATATAAATTCTTTATTTTATAATGAAATTTAATATATATAATAGTTATATCAAAATATAAATATATTTTGTAGCAAACTTTTCTTTAAAAATAGAATTATTTGTTGAATTATTTATAATTTCTTTTTTAAGTCATTCAATTCTTTTAACCACATTTGTTCTATACTTGTAGTTTTAACCTCATTAAGTAGCACTTCTTTATCTCCACATTCTTTTATCAATTTTTCTACATTTTCTTTAGAAACTGAGTCCATCGGCATCTTAATTAAATAATTATAACTTTTATCTTCCCCTAATTCAAATTTATTACTTTCCATAATTTCATTGATTTGTGTTTTAGATTTTTTACGTAAATCAATTTTATCATCTAAATTATATTGAATAAATTGCGCTTTAGAACTTAAGAATTTTAATTCATTGTCTAATTTAGAAATTAAATAATTTTTTCGTTTTTTATAAAATTCATAACGTATTTCATAATACTCATCAATAATTTCATAAATATTTTCATATTTTTTTAATTGCTCTTTAGCATTAAATAAATGCATATTAGTAGTGCTTTGACTAGTGTATAATTTTAAATATTTTTCAATACCTTCAATACCATTTTCATGTTTTTCATTTAATAATTTACTTAATATTTCCGGATAAAATGTTATTTCAAATTCGACATTAATATCTGTAGACATGTCACTAAAATCTTTAATATAATCATCTTTTGCTTTTGTTTTTGTTTTTGCATCTTTACTTACTTTATTATCACTTATAAGACTTTCTAAAAATTCTTTATAATCTTGTGTCCAAGTTCCAATTGGTAATTCAGTAATTTTGATCTTATCTTTAGCTATTATTTCATATACTCCTTTTATTATAAATTTTTTCTTAGTATCATCAACTGGATAAATTTTACCTTTGAAACCTCTATAATATGGCTCAATTGATATACTTTTTAAATCTAATTGTGTTTTATTTTTTAGTTTAGCTTCTAAATAACTAATTATTTGTAAAGGATTATGACACATAATATCAGTGCTAAAACCAGTTCCAATTCCTTTTGTTCCATTTACTAAAATCATTGGAATAATAGGCACATAATAAATTGGTTCAACAAATATACCATCATCGTCTAAATAATTTAATAATGCATCATCTATTTCTGGATATATCAAACGTGTTAAAGAATTTAACTGTGTAAAAATATATCTTTCTGATGCAGCATCTTTACCTCCTAGGAGTCTTGTGCCAAATTGGCCTTTTGGTGTAAATAAATTAATATTATTTGAACCAACATAATCTTGTGATAATCCAATAATTGCACCATTTAAACTAGCTTCACCATGATGATAACCTGAATGTTCTGATACATACCCACTAAATTGAGCTACTTTAATTTCAGAATTTAATTTTTTCTTAAAAGCAGAATAAAGAATTTTACGAAGGCTAATTTTAAGTCCATCACAAAGATTTGGAATAGAACGATCATTATCATATTTTGAAAAATGAATTAAATCATTATTAATAAATTCTTCAAAACTTACATCAGCCTTAGATGTATTTAAATATGTATTACGATCATAATTTTCAAGCCATAATTTACGATCATTTGCACGTTTTTTATTAAATACCATATCAATTGTTTCTTTACATGATTCTGAATTTACAAAATTTACTATTTTCTTTTTAGCAAAATATTCTTTAAATTCTTTACTAGTGCTAGTTCCTAAACCTTTATAATATTTAATTGACCATTTTGATACATCAATATCATCACGATCTTTCCATATTTCATATTCACCATTATTATAAAAATCTTTTATTTCTTTACCTTTACTTGCTTTTAAGATAGGTGTATTCATATAACCAATAAATTCTGGAATTTCAATTAGCGAATTCCATTCACTATCAATCATATTAATTCCAAGACCTTTAATATGACTTCCATCCAAATCTTGATCAGTCATAAATAATAATTTTCCATAACGAAGTTTACATTTTACCAATTCTTGGCTATAAACTTTTCCATGTTCTAATCCTAAAATTTGCTTAATTTCATTAATTTCTTTATTTTCACCAATTTTACTTATACTTTCACCACGTATATTTAGCATTTTACCTTTCATTGGATAAACACCAATTATATTTCTATCTTCACGTGAAAGACCTGAAATAATACCAGATTTTGCTGAATCTCCTTCACATAAAATTAAAATACAATCTTTTGATTTATTTGTTCCTGCATAATTCGCATCTACTAATTTTGGAATATTACGAATATTTTTTACTTTTGCACCATCTGTTTTTTTTAAAGATTTATTTTCTTTGACTTCAGTTAAATTACATGCAGTGCTCATAACACCCATTTTTGCCAATTTTTCAATAAATTTATCTGAAACTTCACATAATGAACCAAAATTACTTACTGCACTATTTAAATAATCTTTAGTTTGACTATCAAAAGTAGGATTTTCAATAGTGCAATTTACAAAAATCATTAATTGTTCTTTAATCGATGCTGGTTTAACATCTATATGTTTTTTCACTTTTATATAACCTGTTATTTTTCTAACAATCTGATTAGTAATATAATCTACATGTTTACCTCCTTTACACGTATAAATACCATTTACATAACTTATTTGTGTAAATTCCTCATTTGGCGCTATACAAACTACATATTCCCATCTGTCATTTGGTTGTTCATAAATTCTTTCAGTTTCACTTTTATTACCAATATATAAGTCAATGTAATTTAAGAAACTTTTTACTTCAACTTGTTGCGAGTTATATTTAACTTTTATAGATTTATCTGTTACAGCAGCAATATCATAAATTCTTCGCAACATAAGTGATTTAAAATTATCATCAAATCCTTGTATATTAAGTCTTTCAAAATCTGGTTTAAAACTAACACACGTGTATGGTTTGCTTTTGCATTTAGTAATTTTAGGTTTATCTATAATATTTAAATTATCATGAAATTCTTGTATATATTTTTGACCTGTTTTATGATCTACTGTTTCAATTTTTCCCCATTTGGACCAAATTAAAACTAATTTAAATCCAAAACCATTTTTTCCACCAACAATTTTTTTTTCACTTTTATCATAATTAGTAGAAGTTCTAAGATGTCCAAAAATTAATTCAGGTATCCATACTTTATATTCCGGATGAATAGAAACATCTATACCATTTCCATCATTATATAATGTTATAACACCATCATCTTCAATTGTGATACTTATATTTGTCACTGGATAATTTTTTTCTTCAGAATTTAAATCAATTAATTGTTGCATTCTAATCGTGTGATCCCTACAATTAACAATTCCTTCATCAAATAGTTTATATAATCCAGGAATATAGTTAAACGACTTTTCAATAATTTTTTTTTTCTTGCTATCATAAATATATGTATTAGTATTTATATTTTCAATAGAACCAATATAAGTATCAGGATTATCTAATACATGTTGTTTATCAGATTTTTTTTGATATTTCTTAGCAAGAACTTCATTTTTATCTTCCATATAAATATAATGTTATACTGATTTTATATTGATTTTTTATATCAATTTTAGTAAAAATAAAATTTTTATTTATAAATTAGATATTTTTAATAAACTATATTATTAATAATGAGTAATGATAATATTATTTGCTTTAATTTAATTAATACAATTGATATATCAAACAATTATTATATTTTTAACAATAATAATAATATTATTGGTAGTTATGGTAATAACTTTAAATATTATGGTTTATATGAAACTAGTGGAAAATTATATTCAATTATAAATATTCCAAAAACTCATCCAATTGGATTTTTTGATGCTTCAAATACAAATACTATTTCTGACATATCTAATTTAATACAATATGATGTATCATACCAACTACCAATTACAATTTATGTTTCAAAAGGTAGTGATTTAAGTTTTTCAAATAGTGATTATTATAGATTTTATGATGTTAGTTACAATCTACTTAATATTTCGACTTCATCACTAGATACAGGATTAACCAATAGTGGAGACAACTTTTATTTTATGAGATCGATGGAATACACTTTTATTGCTATTGATGATTTTTCTACTAATCATCCTTTTTCTTTAAGCGGAGATGCATTAAGTAAATTAGGTTATACTAATTTAAGTTTAAATAAAATTGATGACAGCTTTAATATAATAATACCTAATGACTCAAATAATACAAATAATAGAATTTTTTATACAGATGGCTCACAAAATGATTTAAGTAGAAATTTAAGTATTTTAGTTGATAATAGTAACATATCATATTATTATGGTGATATTAGTTTGTCCGTTAATGCAAGCTTTGAAACAGAATCATCAGGAATATCTATTAAATCTTTTCCATTAAATGGTATTCAACAGGTTACTAATACTAATATTTTTGTTTATGATAATGCATGTAATTATATAGTGAGTCAAATTACTGAATTAGCTAATATTTTATATAATGATAAAAAAGAATGTTTAAATATTGTTTCAGAGGCAAAATTAAATACTTCAACAAATGATATATCTTTTTATGAATTTAATTTAAATAATCATGCTACGAACATTGATACTGACAATGATTTTTTATCTAATTTAAACTATGGTCTTTATGATGGTAAATATACTATTTTTAATATAGATTCAAATTATCCATTTACAATAATAAATAATGATATTAGTAATGCTATAAAAATAGATGAAATAAATACAACAGGAATAATTTATAAATCTGATTCAAGAATAACTAGATTACAACAACCATTTAATAGTTATAATTATTATTATAACACTGTTAGAATTTTAATAGATAATTCTTCAGGAACATTAAAACAAAATAGTAATATACCTATACGTATTTTAAATTTAAATTCAAATACTAATTATGAACCATCTAATAATTTTTTTTATACTACAATTTGCCAAAATTCCGATAAAATTAATGGTATTGAATCTGGAGATTTATCATTTGTATTATTTAATCAAAAAGGTTTTCCTTTTGATAATAAAGATTTTAGTAATACAGATAATATATATTATTTAAATTTATATGAAAATTATACTGAACCTAATAGACCATATTCATTATTTGATAGATATGGTCATGATTTATCAAATTTAGTAACTTCAACCATTATAGACAAAGAAGATGAAATAAATTATGATTTATCCAATTTTATAATTACATATACAGCCATAGATTATGAAAACCTACGTGAAAATTTAACACGACTAGTAGAAATTAGAAGAGGACCATTTATAGAAGTAGTTAATAATGATAATATATTTTATAATTCAAATCCATTTACAAATACAATAGATGTTCCTATTAATACAACAAACTCTGATTATAATTTTTTTAATAATTTAGATGTATATGTGTTTGATAATAATAGACATAAAATACAATTGCCATTTGATATTACTCTATCTGGAGGTTTTTATCCAAAAAACAATAACTACAGTCAACACAATTTATCGTATATAAGTGAAAATAGTCAGAATATATTAAAAAATGAAACACTAGGTTTACCACAACATTATTTATCAAATAATTTAGACATTGATGGTGAAAAAAAAAATTTTCCAATAAAAGTAAGCACTACCCCAGGTGTAATAACAATAGAAAATATAGAAAATTATAACGTTGATAATATAAATGATGAAATATTAACTACTACTAAATTTATTGAGTTTAATAATGATAATAGTATAGAATTAACTAGTGATAGTATTCAGGATATATTTATAACTAGGATAGAAAATATAGATAATATTTTTAACATAATACATATAACTCAGGAAAAAAATGACACAGACGTGTCATATGTATTAAATACCACACTCACTATATCAGATTTTTCTTTTGATATTTTTATTAATTATACTATATACAAACAAAACAGTAATACAACAAATAATTTAAATATAAGTGGCACTTTTGAACCAATTGATTTTTTTAGTGAAGATTATATAAATACTAAATATATTGGTTATTATAAAATTATAGTAGAAGTAAAAGGTTTAAGTAATGAAGATTTTATATTTAATGATTTAAGTAATACATTAGATTTGAATAGTTTAATATTAGATTTTTCAAAAACATTTTTAGTAAATGTATATGATAATATTAATCCAGAATTAAATTTTGTAAATCAAAATGTAGTTAGTTATAATCCGTTATTATATAATTATCAACATTCTAGAGATTTTAGTTTTAATATTTTCACAGATATTTCTTTTTTTAAGAAGGGAGATGCATATTTGGAAAATACAAATATTCCATTATTAGAATTATCAGATAATTCAATATATGATGGTTCCTTATCATTTTTTATAGATACGTCAAGTAACATTACTAATAATGGTAACTTTATTGAAGTATCAAATCTAAGTATTTCAGCAGAAGCAATTATAGTATATACTGTAAGAGATTTATGTGGAAATTTAAGTAATGATGTAAGTTTAAATATAACATTTACAAATACACCATTATTAACTTTATCAGGTTCTCGTATAGAAATAATTAGTCTACATTCTATATTTTATGAACCGGGTTTAATAATAAAAGTTAAAGAAAATGGTAATGTCGAGGAAGAATTTTATAATCCTAGTTTATCAATAGCACCTAATTCAGAAAATATTACATCAAATTATATATCAAATGCTGTTCCAGGTTATGATATTTCATATGGAACAGATTTGGATACAACTACAGTTGGTGTATATGAATTAACTTATGAAGTAAACAAAACAGGTAATTCAGATGTAACAACATTTATTAAAAGATTTATTGAAGTAGTAGATATTTCTAAACCATTTTTTAAATTTCCAGATTTGCAAAATATACCTTATATAGATGGTTCAAATGATACAGACTTTCAGTCTCGAGTAAGTAACTTAATAGATAATAAATTTGATAATAGTTTTAATATAGATTTTAGTTTAACTGTATTTTCTACATTTGATGACTTAAGTTTTATAATTAATAAATTTGAAATAAGTGATAATTATTTTGAACTAACTGATTTAACTACTTTAATTACATTATCTATAAGTGGAGAAGGTGACATATCTTTCACTAAAACAGGTTTAAGTAATGTATTTTCTACAAATAATGGTTATTTAAATACTGATAATTGTTTTAATCGAGTAACAATTGGTTTAGATAAAGTAGAACCTTTAAGATTTAATTATAATGTTATTGATGCTTGTGATAACTCATTTAATATTACAAGAATAGTAAATATAGTAGATAAAAGTATTCCATCAATTGATTTTTCATTTAATTATACACTTGAAACAAATATAAGTTATGTATTATTTTCACCAGATTTTAAAGATTTTTCATATCAAGCATTAAGTAGCACAGGAAACAACAATTTATTAATTTCTGAATTAAGTTCAATTATTTTTGATTTTAGTTTAATAGATAATTATAAAATAGTAAATTCAAATTATCTAATTACCATATCAGGAATAAATTATAAAAAAGAAAATATTAAAACAATATTAGATATAAGTGATGATGTTTATATACGTAACTTATTTTCAAATGTAGATACATCATTAGTTATAATTTATGAAATTTCAGATAATCAATACAACTATTTTTCAATAAATAGGAATGTTGATATTATAAATACCGTTATACCAATAATTGAATCTAGTAGCAATAATATTTATATAGATTTTGGTGATAATGAATTTGATATTAAAAATCATTTTCAAATTAATCATCCAAGATTAGGTAATGATATTAGTGTCGATCTAAGTTATATTTTACCACCAAATATAAAATCATTAAGTGGAGAGTATGACCCTAGTGCAATAATTTATTCTGTAACTGGTGATATTTCATCAGTTCGTTATGATATAAGTTTTTATTCAGTAACTACAGATAATAATTTAATTTCAAATTATATAAATAAAACATTAATAATTACTAATAATGGTCCAATTTTTGATGAAATTTCCAGCGAAATTAACCATGATGCAGGTATATTTTTTAATGATGCATCATTTATTTTAGGTGTAAATGCTTATAGTGAATTTGATAATTTTTATTATAGAAATTATCATAGCGATATTTCATATTTATTTACTAATTTTAATGTAATCTATGATGAATCTTTCAATGTCAATAATCCAAAAGTTGGAATTTATAATATTACATATATAGCAGTAGATCAAAATAATCAATCTACAATTTTAAATAGAAAAATTATAGTTAAAGATAATAATAAACCTATAATAACTGTATCAAATAATAATTTATCTTTTGAGATATATGAACCAGTCATAATACCTAATATATTTTTTGAAGATAAAGATTCGGATTTATCAAATATTGATATTGAAATTAAAAAATTTTATGATAATAATCATATAAATACTTATAATGAAAGTATAGATTTGACATCTAGTAATACTAAAACATATAATTTAACTTCATTAGAATTATATTCAAATATTGAAAATCCAACACACGGCTTACATTATAAAATAACATATACAGCATATGATTCTCATGGCAATAGTAATAAAGAAATTGTTGTTATTGAGATAGTAGACAAAACAAAAGAAGTTTCAATTATGCCCATAATTTTAATAACTTATCAAAATAGTAAACATATTCTTGATTTAGATTCAAATTTTAATAATAACTTTTATAATTTAATTAATAATGATATAAATAATTTATCAAGTAAATTTAATGTATCAGATATACAATATGATGCAATTAATAAAACGATTACATACGAAGGTAAAAGAAGAGAAATTTTTGAATTACTTGATTTTAGTATGAATTTGCAAAATAGGGATGACAACAACTTTGAATATACTATTGTACCTAATATAGTAAGTTCAGAAATAGGAAATTATACAGTAATATTTCAATGTTTCAATAAAAACGATTTTACTTCATTTACAGAAGTTATAAATTTCAATCTCATAGACTCAAGTCCACCTGACATATCTTTTATTTTATCATCAAATTTTGTAAATATATATGATATCAACCTTCCATTAATATCACAAAATACATATCAAACATTAAAAACAAATTCAACATATTTATATAGCAAAAATTTATCAAATTATCATTATTTTACATTTGATGTTTGTGGTAATGTAATGTTTTCAATTCCAGGTATATATATATTTGATGAAATAGTTGGAAGCACCCGATCTCTTTCTAATGAAACAATAGAAAAATATAATAATAAATTATCCTTACAGGTAAGTTATTCACATATTTTAAGTAATGGTAACTTAGAAGATGTTTCAAAAGAATATCTACTATTAAATCGTGGTAGGTATATTCAAAATTATAGAGTATTTGATATGGTAGATAATTTTTCAGATATATCACGAATTATAAATGTTATTGATTTTGACCCTTTTATATATTTAAATTATACTAATGATGAGAAATTTAATTTATTTTTAAAAACTTATCATCAACAATATACGGTATACAAAGATCCATTAGGTAAAATATATGATTATAGCGGTGGAGAATTACCACAATATGAAATAAAGATAGCCCAAGAATTGCCTGAACATAAATTAGGAACACATACAGTAAAATATGAGGCAAATATATCTAATATTTTAATCGAGGCAGAGAGACAAGTCCAAGTCGTAAATATTACTTGTTTACCAAAAATAACAAATGGATTGTATAATTTACAAAGAGAAGAAAATTATAAATACGGTTTATATAATCAAAATTATATTATTAATATATCAGGAGAATCAAATGCAATAAGAGTATTTGGATATAATTATGATTTTAATTATAATCTAGATATTAGTGATTTAATAAGTATATCTGGAGAGAATACTATCCAGTATCATGGTAATGAATATTATTGGGGTAAACTTGAATTATCAGTGAATGGTAATTTTAATAGAGCAAGTATAGAATATTTAGATAGTAATAAAAATGTAATAATATTACAAGATATTTTTTTATATACTGAAGAATGCAACAAATTTTCAATTAATGACTTATTTAATGAATCATTACCTACTAATACATTTAATGTAGATGTATCAGGATATAACAATAATTATTTCCCATATCAATTTTTTACATTAACAAGCGATTATATAAGAGATTTATCAAGAGCCAATTTGTATCTAGCAATGGGAAAATATACATTTAGGCAAAATACACAAAAAAATTTTTATAACAGAATTAAATTCTCATTAACTCCTGATGGAACTCATAATGGGGGAAAAGAATATACAAAAGGTATAAAAGAATATGGTTTACCGGGATTAAATGGAGCTTATAGTGAAATACTAATATCTGTTACTACCCCATCACCATTATATTATTATTCAGAAAATTTTCCAAATATGGG